AACAAGTATAGTAAACGAAGTAGCTAAGTTTAAGAAAGAGGAGATAGAGTTTTTATTCGAGTTAATTAAGAACTCTATGATTCCAGGTAAACATTTAGGTATTGCAATGGATGTGGTTAATAAACTAAAACAACAATATCAATTGTTAGATAAAAAAACTGCAAAAGTGCAGAAAGTTGAATCGGCGGAATCCGTAGTGAAAAAAGAAATTTCAAAGATTCAAGAAGTAGAGAAACAAAAACTCAGAGAAGAAGACGGAGAACTTTGGGTTGAAGAATAACTTATTGGCCTTGTTTGGCAACAAGGAAGTGGGCCGAGGGGTAACCAACCATAAGGAGATAAAATAGATGCCAAGTTGGAAGAAAGTAGTAGTTAGTGGTAGTGATGCCGCAATACCAAGTGTATCAACAGCAGCAGATTTCACAATTGATGCTGGTGGAGATATTATACTTGATGCCGATGGTACTGATATTCTCTTAAAAGATGGTGGTACTGAATTTGGTAGATTCAAAAGAGATTCTTCAGATTTTATAATCAAATCAGCAACAAACAATAAAGATATAGTATTTAGAGGTCAAGATGGTGGTGGAACTATAACCGCACTTACTTTGGATATGTCAGAAGCAGGAGATGCATATTTCAATAGTGATATAAGTGGTTCTACAATTAGAGCAAGTGGAGATGTTATAGCATTTAATTCATCCGATAAAAGATTAAAAGATAATATAATACAAATTGGAAGTCCATTAGAAAAAATTAATAGAATTGGTGGATATGAATTTGACTGGAATGAAAACCAACATGTCTATACTGGTCATGATGTTGGAGTTATTGCTCAAGAAATAGAAGAAGTAATACCTGAAGCAGTAAAAGATAGAGATGGTGGATACAAAGGTGTTCAGTATGATAAGATTATTCCACTGCTTATAGAGGGTATAAAAGAATTAACTAAAAAAACTAAAAAGATGGAAAAAGAAATTAGGCGTTTACGGCATAAAGGATGATATTTATATATAGTAACAAAAGGAGTTATAATGGCAAAGAAAAAAACAGAGGTTATTAAGTTTACCGAAGATGAACTAAAATCATTAGATGCGATTAAAAACGATTACATCAATATACAGAATGAATTTGGTAGAACTAAAGTAAGAAAACTTTTAGCCTTAAAACAAGTAGATGAAATAGACCAGTATGAAGTTCAATTGGAATCTGCGTATTTACAAGTACAAGAAACAGAACAAAAATTGGCTCAAACCTTAGAAGAAAAATACGGAAAAGGTAATTTAAATGTAGAAACTGGTGAATTTACACCTATTTCTTAAAAAACTTTACAAGCTAAGTATATTTTGAGAATTTAAAATGATACTTATAGAGTAAGTATAAAGTTTTACTCACATTAATATTAATTAGGAGAATAACAACATGGCAGAAAGAATAGTAAGTCCAGGTGTATTTACACGAGAAAAAGACCTATCTTTCTTACCACAAGGTATTGCTGATATCGGTGCTGCAATTATTGGTCCAACTGTCAAAGGACCAGCATTTGTACCTACCCAAATAACAAGCTTTTCTCAATTTGAGAATATCTTTGGTGGAGTGGATAGTCGTTTTTATGTACCTTACACCGTCAAGGAGTATATCAAAAATGCTCCAGCAGTGACAATTGTTCGTGTGTTAGGATTAGGGGGATATCAAAGTTCATCTATTAGATTAACTTTATCAAGTTCTCTTGGTACTCTAACGGCTGCAGTTTTAAAACCATCAAGAAATGCACCATCTTTAGATATAGGTGGACCAGGGTCTGCTTCTTTAGCAGCAGAGGGTGATTGGTCAAGTGCATCTCTAACGATTGGTGATAGTGCAGCAAAAACAATTTCATTTGATACAGGTTCTGCAAACTACATCACAAAGATTTATGGTACAGACCCACAATCTACAAACAATGATGTTTATGTTTACAAGAACTTCAAAGACCTCCATTCTGGCAACGGATTCGATGCAAATGTAAGTATGAGTATAGTAAGTGCTTCTACCTCAAATGGTGAAGATTTTACTAACGATTATTCAGTTGCAACTACACCTTACATCGTATCTCAGTTAGTTGGAAGTGCAAACAAAAATCTATTTAAAGTCAATACTCGTTCTCATGGAACAGATGTAAATAATAATTTCAAAATCGCGATTGCAGATTTAACTGCAGCTGGTTCAGTACCAGGTAGTGATTATGGTTCATTTGCATTAAGAGTGTTGAAGAATAACCCAGGCGAAACCGATGATGGTGAAGTATTAGAAGAGTTTACTAATCTAAACTTTGACCCAGATTCACAAAACTACCTACCAAGACAAATTGGTGATAGATATGTAACTATTGATTCAAATGGTAAATTAACCTATAATGGTGATTGGCCAAACAAATCAGTTCATATTTACATAAGTGATTATGCATCAAATCTTGAGGGTATTGATGAATCTCTATTACCACATGGTTTTGCAGCAGCAAGTAATCCAGTTCTTGGTACTACAACAATCCCAAGTGCAAGTTTTGTAACAGCACAAACCAATACACTTGGTGTATTTGACCAAAATGTTTACTATGGTTGGAAATTCGCTGCAGAAGATAACAAACAATACCTTGCTCCAATACCTGGAAGTGCAGGGACTGGTAATAATGCAGTATTCTCACTTGAGAATATGTTAGGACATGCCGATGCATCTACACTTGGTGTAACAACATACGCAGATGGAACTGAAAATCTATCTTTATCAGCTGCAGCTAAATCTCAGTTGAAATTTGTTGTTCCTTTCCAAGGCGGATTCGATGGTGATGACCCAACAACATTAAAAGCAGTAGGTAATGATATCTCTGGTACAAACACACAAGGATTCAATTGTAATGATGCGAATGCTAGTGGTTCTGTTGCTTACAAACGAGCAATTAATGCCGTAAGTAATCCAGACGAGTTTGATATCAATTTATTGGTAACACCAGGTATCATTCATGAGTATCATAATTCAGTTACTAATCATGGTATTAGTAAAGTTGAATCTCGTGCCGATGCATTCTACATTATGGATGGTTCAAGATGGGGTAGAAGTGTGAACAACGCAGTAAGTGATATCAATTCAATTGATACTAACTACGCTGGTACATATTACCCATGGGTCAAGATTATTGATGAAAGTAAAAATAAACCAGTATGGGTTCCACCATCAGTTGTACTACCAGGTGTGATATCATTTAATGATTCTATCTCACATGAGTGGTTTGCACCTGCTGGATTGAATCGTGGTGGTTTATCATCAGTATTAGAAGCAAAAACAAGATTAACACACACCGAAAGAGACGAATTATATGAAGGTCGTGTGAATCCAATTGCTTCATTCCCAGGTCAAGGTGTTGTAGTGTTTGGACAAAAAACATTACAAGGAAAACCATCTGCTCTTGATAGAATCAATGTAAGAAGACTGTTAATCAGACTTCGTAAGTTCATTGCTTCTTCTTCAAGATACTTGGTATTCGAACAAAACACAAGTGCAACAAGAAACAAATTCCTATCTATAGTGAATCCTTTCTTGAATAGTGTACAACAAAATAGTGGATTAAGTGCGTTTAAAGTTGTGATGGATGAATCAAACAACACACCAGATGTTGTGGATAGAAACCAATTAGTTGGTCAAATCTTCATTCAACCAACAAGAACTGCTGAATTCATTGTGTTGGATTTCGTAATACAACCGACAGGAGCAGCTTTTCCTGAATAAGTTTAATTTATAAATTAGCTTATAAAAGAGAAATCCCCCATTCTTTCGAGTGGGGGATTTTTTGTTATCAAAGGTTCTTACGATTACGATATTAACACCTTTGATTGAAGCATTTAGGATTCGAACCTAACCTTTACATCACCACTACTTCGTACTCACATTAATAACTACCCATTATTTTTGCTCCTCACATATAATACATAATTCTGTAAATTAAAATTATGGTCATCACCTAATGTTCTTACTTCATCATAAGTTAAGTAATAACCCTCAACATTATCATAGACTGTTTCTTCAGTAGGATTGTGTACAAACTCACCTACATTGTTCATATTTAAAAACCCAACTATACAACCTATCATATAGTTATCAAAGTTTCTCTGAGCCTCATTCATCTCAGTTTGTTGATTTTCCGTCATCATATAATCATAATATTCCATAATTCATCCTTTTCTTTCAATTAACTTACACTATAATATAAGGCTTTTTTACCATATATGTCAAGTATTTTTTTACTTTTTTTTTAAATTTATTATACACGCAATACAGAGTGTAGGATAAAATATCGTCCCAACAAATTCCGTAGTGTTACAATTTTCACAATTTATCATACTATAATATATGCAATATTTTAATCATTGTCAAGGTTTTTTTTAAAAAACTTCAAAAAAACTATGAAGAAAACATCCATATAATACACTTTTTTTTATTTGCTGATATTTATTATCGAAGAAATTTTAAAGGCAAATACTTTAGGAGAATAAAATGGCCGACATTTTAACACAAGACGAAATCTTTTTCAAAGCGTTTGAACCGAAAACAAAAAATAGGTTCATTATGGATATCGATGGGATACCAAGTTACTTTGTTAAAACAATGAATAGACCTCAAATCACTTTTGAGGAGATTGAACTAAATCACATTAATGTTAAAAGATACCTTAAAGGTAAAGGTACTTGGGAACCGCTAGAGATTACTCTTTATGACCCAATCGTTCCAAGTGGAGCACAGGCAGTTATGGAGTGGGTAAGATTACATCATGAATCAGTAACAGGTCGTGATGGATATTCAGATTTCTACAAAAAAGATATTACATTTAATCTTTTAGGACCAGTCGGTGATAAGGTTGAAGAATGGAAGTTGGTTGGAGCATTCATCCAAACAGCAAACTTCAACGATTTAGATTTTGCTAACGGAACGGATGTTGCTGATATCAGTTTAACACTTCGTTACGATTACGCTATTTTATCATTCTAAGTTAGGAGGGCATATGAGTATGTGGGAAATATTCAAAGATGACAATGATTACAACGAAAAATCAATAATAGGTTTCGGTGCATTTACAATAATGGTTATCTTTGCAGGAGCAGATGTTGTTACTGGTATCATGGGTAAAGATTTAGTTATCAATGATGTAGTATATAACTCATTCCTATTCACCACTTTAGGTTCTTTTGGAATCGCAGGTGCAGAGAAAGTATTAGGAAATAACAAAAAATAAAATAAATTCGTTTTTACGAAAGTTATAACATAATTATTATTATATGGTTTTAAATTCATTTCATAGGAGATAAATATGGCTGAAAATCAGTACGCGTTTCCTACTGAACAATTATCTTTACCATCAAAAGGGTTACTATATCCTAAAGATAGTCCATTAAGTAGTGGAACAATAGAAGTTAAATACATGACTGCAAGAGAAGAGGATATTCTTACATCTACAAATCTAATAGAAAAGGGAGTAGTGATAGATAGATTATTGGAAAGTGTTATCGCAGACCCTAAAGTAAAATTAGACGATTTGTTGATTGGAGATAAAAACGCTTTGATGGTGGGAACTCGTGTGTTGGGTTATGGTGCAGATTATACAATAAAACTTACAGACCCAGATACAAGTTTAGAAGTTGAACATACATTTGATTTAACAAAATTAGAAACAACCAAACCAGATGAAAAGTTATTCAAAAATGGAAACAAATTTGAATTTACCTTACCTACATCCAAGAGAACTATTGAGTTTAAGTTACTAACTCATAAAGATGAGAGAGAACTTGATGCTGAGATAGAGGGATATAAAAAGGTACAAGCAGTTGGTGGTGTTTCAAGAGAACTTACCACACGATTAAAAAAACAAATCATTTCAGTAGATGGTGAAACTGATAAATCAAAGATTAATGATTTTGTTGATAATCAATTCCTTGCTAAAGATACACGAGAGTATCGAGCATACCTACAAAAAATTACACCAGATGTAATATTCGAACAAGAGTATACAAGTCAGATTGGAGAGCCCCATAAGGTAAATATACCTGTAGGGGTTAGGTTTTTTTGGCCTGAATCCAGCTTATAAAAAAGACTTACACGAAAGTATATTCAATTTAGTTTATCATGGTAGTGGATTCAGTTGGACTGAACTCTACAACATGCCCGTTCATATGCGATTATTTTATCAGAATCTAATGATAGAACGCCGTAAGAAAGAACATGAAGAAGTAAAACGAAGACGAAATAAAAAGTAACTATCTCGATATTTATTAATGGTAAATCATATCCAAAAGGAATCCAATAATGAAATTAAATGAGAGACAAGTACAAATATTAAAAGATAAAGGATTGTGGGAAAGTTTCCTTGATTCACTCAAAAAGAGTATCAAGAAGTTGACGAAAAAAGATTTGGATAAAATCACTAAACGACACAACAAACAAGTAGCAAACTTCCTAAAAGATTTCGAAAAAAATCCTGAAAAATATGGTTATTAAATAAAAACTATAAGGAATAGTTCGTGGCTGAGAACACCATATATTTAAAAAATCAAGAAAAAATAATTAAACTTACCGAAGAAGAGGATAAGCTTAAGAAGTCGATTGCCGCTGAAGCAAAGAAAATTGCTGAGGCTGCAAAAAATGGTAAGGAAGTTTCGCAGGAAGAGTTACGCAATCTCAAACTTAAATTAAAAGTAAAACAAGATGAAAAGAAAATTACTCAGCAAATAGGTAATATTCATGAAGAGATTGCTGATGAGATGTCTACGGAACAATTATTATCTTTTGATATCAGTAAAAATTTAAAAAACAAAAAGAAGATTGATGAAGATATTGCCAAATTAAAAATGAGTGGTAATAAAGAAGATGCAGAAGCCCTTGAAGTATTACAGAAAAGAAAAGCAACAATGGATGAACTTCTCAAAACCACTATTGATGAAGCAGCACAGGCACAAGCAACTCAACAAACAGCTGAAAAAACTTTAGAAACACTTGGTATGAGTGTTTCCTCTTTAAAGGGTATGAAAGACCAAGCAATTCTATTTGGTAGAGCATTGATGGCTAATCCTTATATGTTATTACTTGCAGGATTTGCTTTATTGATAATGTACTTAAAAGACACTGTCTCATTTAGTATGAAGTTATCAAAAGAATTGGGAGTATCTGTTGGACAGGCAGCAAAACTAAATAATGAAATAGGATTTGTAAGAAGAAAATTTTTAGATATGGTGGGGATTGATATCTCTGCTATTTCAAATCAGTTATTAGAAGATTTTGGTGATGTAAATATGCTTTCTGGTATGACAGTACAACAAATAGGTACTATGGCTCTTGGAATGGGAACCACTGGTCAAAACCTTGTAAAAGTAAGTAAGACAATGCAATCAGTATTACCAAGTATAAGTACTTCTGCAGATGCCATGTATCAAATGGGTATGTTTGCTGCTATCGCAAAAGAAAATGGAGCAGCAACTGGTAAAGTTATGGATGACCTTGCAGATAATACTGAGGTGTTTGCATCATTTGGTAAAGATGGTGGAGAGAATATTGCAATGGCAGCAATTCAAGCAAGAAAACTTGGATTGAATTTATCACAAACTGCTAAGATTGCAGATTCATTATTAGATTTTGAATCAAGTATTGAAAAAGAGATGGAGGCAT